CCAGTTGTGCGACAGGGCCAGGTTGCTTGCTGCCGTCGCGCTGATCACCGTGGCCAAGAGGCTTTCCCCCGGCTTCAGCTTGAAATCGAACGTGTCCACCAATCGCGGCAAAAGCGGCTCATCGCTCGCAATCACTTGCTCGACTGCGGTGTGAAGCCGCGATGTGTATTGCTGCCAGATCGTATCGCCCCGCGTTGCCGTGATCGGGGAACCTTCCCCTAGCGCCGATCTGATCTTGACGAATGGGTCAGAGGTTTCCGTGGTTCGAAACTGCGCTTTGTCCAGCATTATCCCGCCAGAAATGTTCACGCCCCGCGAAACCTTGACCTGCGGCATGACGCTAGTCAGCGCGGTAAGCGGGTCGTTCTGCACTGCCAGCCGCCGCACGTTCACATCGACCCGCGAGCCAATCTGGTTTTCCAGCGCGAAGATATGCTGCGTCACCGCGTCGTTCCCGAACACGGTTGGCACCATAACCCCGCCTGTGAACGTGATCGCCACGGATCAATCCTCTTCCCATACCACGTTGCAGAACCAGTGGTTTGTCGCCGGGTTTGACGCGCCCGCCGAGGCCACCACTTGGACAAGCAGGGCTTGGTTCTGCCGAAGGATCAGGTCTTCCGTCTCGACCAGCAATGGCAGCACGTTGTTATCCGGGGCCAGAACCTGCCCGACGACAGTATGCATCCTCATGCAATATTGCTGCCAGATCGAAGTGCCAGCCGTCGCCGTCATGGCTGTAGCAACACCGCCATCCGAAGCGTTCGCGCCCCTGACGATGCTGTTGGCGTTCGATGCGTTGGCCGTGTCGAATTGCGCTTTCGCCAGCACGGTTCCCCCTATGGGAACCGCCGTTGCCCGCGATACCTTGACCTGCGGCATGACCGAGACCAGAACCGCCGTCGCGTCAAGCTGGACGGTCAATCGGCGAATGTAGATCAGCTTTGTCGCATCGATGTTTTCGATGGTGAAAAGGTTCTGCGGTGTGGCCGCCGTGCCCAAGGTTCGGAAAGATGCTGCCGAAAAGATGCCTGCCATTTCAAAGGTCCGTTCTTAGCCAAATCTGGCCGGTTACAGGGCTTCCCGGATCGCTTGTCCGGTTCTCGATCACGAATTGCAGCGCTTCTTGCTGCGCAAAATTCACGTCTGCCGCAGGGCTTGGGATTTCATCCAGCGTCGCGACGATGGTCAGCGCAGTCCCGCCGCCGGTCACGGCTATGTCGCCATAACTTCCATCTGCAAGGCCACCACCACCCGACCCGCCGAACCGGCGAATGAGCGACCGAACTTCTGAATTATCCCGGCCCTTCATCGCCGCCCGCTCCCCCGGAAGGTCAGCTGCACACCCTGCGCCCTGCGCCATTCCGACCCAGCCGGAAGCCGCGCCGCCAGCCGCATTTCCTTGCCATCAGCCCGCAGCGGGACCGCCCCATTCACCCCCGGCGCGCCATAGGCCGAAACCGTCTCCATGCGCTGATTGTCAGCCGCAACCGCCGCGATCTGCATGGTCCAGTCGGAAGCTTCCACGACGGCCTGCGCCTCACTCACGAAGGCCCGGCTGCCCGGCGCAGGCTGGAATGCCCCCAGCTCCCAATCCGCCTGCAATGCGTCCCCGTTGAAGGTGTTGTATGTCGCTGTCGCCCCCGACGAGATGAACGCCCCAAGCACCCGGTCCCCGGCCAGCCATATCTCGCTATCCATCGAAGGCGTCACGTCTTCCAGCGTGGCAAAAAGCGCGTCGAGGTCTTCCAGCGATGTAGCGTCCAGCCGCGACCCCACCAGCCAGTCCGCAGTCACCGTCGCCGTGGAAAAACGGTTCTGTTCCCACGAGTAGACCAGCAGCCGGTCATAGGCGGCGGACCCAACCGACCGGAACGACCAGACGATGCAGCGGTTTGCCCAGTCCACCGCCGCTTGCGTCCGGGAAATGTCGCTGTTGTCAACCTCGTTGAAAAACCACTTGTTCACCTTCTGGCTGCCAATCGGGGCGAATTCCGAGCCGTTGGTCATCCAGAACCCATCCTGGCTCAGGAAATAGGTCTGTGACCCGATAGTCGCCACGCTGAACGGCGCGATGCAGCCCCGATCCTCCGAAACCACCGAAACCCGCCAGACGGTCGGCGGCCCGACATACTGCACAAGCGAAATTCCCCGCTCCTGAAACACCATCGGATAGCGCCCGCCGACCAAGGCGGTGATTGGCCCAAACCGGGGGTCAAGATCGGCGTATCCGGCCTGCGTCAGCCGATCAGCGGCCCAAGTCGTCGCCGGGCTGTTGAAGCTGGACCATTGAATGCGCGTCGGCGCGCCGTCGATATAGCCCAGCATCAGGAAATCCGCGAACCGCTCGCAATACCGCGCCTTTGGCGGGCTTCCCGGAAGGGCAGACCACGACACATCGCTGTCAACATCGGTCAAATAGTAGGGGTCATTCGCCAGTGATGTTGCGAAGATGAAGTCGTTGAACTGCGCAAAGTCCCAGAATTCGCCGTCGATCACCGACGCGGCGACCGCCGTTTCCGTCGCGGCACTGCCAACCCGGGCAAAGAGCCTTGTTTCGGACCCGCCGACGATCAGAGGCGAGCCATCATTGCGGAAAAACAACGTTGCGCCTCTGACCGGCCCCAGGAACGTGCTTGCCGTTCCGCCACCGGATTGAGTGACAGTGGTTGCCCGTTCATCCGCGCCAAAGAAAGGGGCATAGCCACCCTCCGCCGGAATGCAGTTGTTCGCCACGATGCAGCCGGGGTTGTTCTGCTTCGGGAAGGCTGGCAGGAACTCGCCGAGCGGCACCTCAATGACGGGCATCAGTCGCAACTCCTGATCCGGCCCGTCGCGGCCTTCTTGTTGCTCTCCGCAAGCAATTCATCCCACGCTGCGTCCTCGAAGACCTTGAACGCCTGCGCCCGCTCGCCATCGGACAGGAATTTCCGACAAATTGCCGATGCCGCCGCGTTCTCGATCAACTCCTGCGCCTGGTCGAACCAGACGCTCGTGTCCGTCGCCGATGACGGGACCACAGGCTTGCAGACGACCGACAGGGTGAAGGTTTCCCCCCCCGCGGGCACCGGCCAAAGCCCGATTTGCCCCGCGTAGAGCGTGAAATAGCTTGTCCGACCCGCCGATCCCGTGGTGTCGAAGAACCGCTCGAAATCGCTGTAGTGGACCTGTTTCAGGTCGTCATAATCCGCCGTTCGCATGTATCGCACCGACTGGATATCCGACACGTCAACCGCCGTGCGCCCCGCCACGTCCTGCGGCCCGGCCCCGGTGGACACGTCAACCGAAGAATACCAGGCCTGCGCCGCAACGCTGGTCAGGGTCACGGCCCGAACCTCATGCAGCCACGTCACCCGCCGGTTATAGCGGGCGATGGCAAGTTGAATTTCGCGGTCGATCTGTGCGCTGAGGTCGGACCTTGCAAGCTGGTCCGCGACCCGGTCGCGCACGTCAAGAAAGGTCGTCATCTTTCACCTTGCGCGGGCGGCCCCGCTTGCGCTTTTCGGGCGCAGGCTCCGGGTCTTCCGTGGAAACAGGCGGCTCTGCAACCGCCTGCTCCGTGTTCAGGGTCCGGCGCAGCTCCTCGCGCGCCAGAAAGGCTTGACGCCGCCGCATCAGGTGCCAGCCATCACGACCCAGTTGGTGCCGTCCGACACCAGCAAGGCCCAGTTGCCAGCCGTTCCCGTCGCGATGGCCGTTCCCGCCGCACCACCCGCCTTGGGCACCACGTTGGACGATGCCGAGTTGAGGGCCTGCGCCTGCGTGGTCTTCATCAGCAGCATCCGACCGGCGTTCAGCGCCGCCGAGGGCAGCGTTGCGACACAGGCCGAGCCGGTCTTGTTGTTGATCAGGACGGTTTCCGTGTCCGCGACGGTGAAGTCAGCCGTTTTGGTCACGGGGGCGGTCGTGAACAGCGCGCCGAGGGACTTGATCGCCCCTACGACGACGGTCTGCTCCTTCGCCACGTCCCACACATCACCGATCATCAGTAGCCGCCTTTCTTCCCGCCCTTACCGGCGGCTTCCTTCGGCGGCTTGGAGTTGGTTTGCTTGCCCATGGCCAAGCTCCTGTTTCAAAAGGGGGAAAGGCGGGGCCATGACAGCCCCGCCGCATGATCAGCCTTGCTGGCGCACGATGTAGGTCACGTAGACCAGCGCCTTGCCGGTGGTGCTGTCGGTGTTCCCGATGTCACACGTGATCCGGGCGGGCGTCTCGAAGTAGAGGTTGGCAGCCGAAACCACGTCCCCCGCGATGTGCCCCCCCGC